TTACTTCTTCGCCTCTGCAACCACTTTACTACCCACGCCGCGGTTATTGTATTCCCACATGCGGTTGTAGTTAGTGTCATTCAGATTGCGCTGTATTTCGTCGTTATCATCTACGCTGCCGGTATTACCCGCAAACGGACGATTAGAGATCACCGCATCGGCCCACGGTTTAGCCGTGTTAAAACCTTCGTTGATGGCGCTATCACGGATCACCACCTGACCGTTGGTATTGGCATCAACATCCAGCGAGCGGCCCAGTTGCGCCACACCATCACCGAAAGCATTGAAACGGCTGTTTACGGCGAGGAAACCGTAGTAAATGTTGGACAGCGTAGCCGGTGCAAACACATACGCTTCTTGCTGAGTACGTGAGTTCACCACGCGGAATTCGGTGTTATCGAACACCACTGCGCCGCGACCAGAAACGATATCCACATCCCCTTCAATGTAGCTGTTGGTCACCAGCGTACGCGGCTGACGATTCGTTTCCAGACGGTTCTGCACACCGCTGTTGGTGACAAAGAAGGTGTTCTGACGACCGAGAATGTTAACGTTGTTAATCTGTACCTGGTCACCATCAGTACGCAGTGCCACCGCCGGATGGTTACCTGCATCTACGCTATCGCCCAGCGTGTTTTCGATGGTCAGATTTTGCAGTTGCAGGCCATTGTTTTGTGACCAGAAGACCGCAGAGCAGAGAACACCGATACTGTCGCTGCGTTTGCTCTGGCAGCTATCGTACATATACCACGCTGGTTTACCTGGCATATATTTGCCGCGCGGGTTGACGTCGTGACGCCAGTCGGCAGGGCTCATGCCACCATCAAGGGAAAGCCCAATCTTCACATCAATCGGTTTTTCACCTGTACCGTACAGAGTAATTCCACCCGGAGCGGCAGGGACATATACCGTTCCCTGATACTCACCAGGCATCACGGCAATATACTGGCGCTTGTTGGTACGCTTGATAATTGCCGCATCTACCGCCGCCTGAATCGTGGTATGCGTTACACCTTGAGTGCCCGCCGGGCCGACAACAAAGTCAGGTTGCGCAGGCAGGGTAATCGGGGAAGGATTCCACGCTGCTGCACCTGGTGTCAGGGATGCAAAATAGTGTTGAGCATCGAAATTCTGCGCTTCTTTTGCCGACAGAATCGGGCGAGAAGAGGTACCAGGCGCGGTTTGATCAGAAGGACGTTGATCGGGCGGGGTTGAGCTACAGGCGGTCAGCGTCACGCCAAAAGCCAATGCCAGCGCCAGACGGGAAACTGAAAATGTGTTCACAGGTTGCTCCGGGCTATGAAATAGAAAAATGAATCCGTTGAAGCCTGCTTTTTTATACTAAGTTGGCATTATAAAAAAGCATTGCTTATCAATTTGTTGCAACGAACAGGTCACTATCAGTCAAAATAAAATCATTATTTGATTTCAATTTTGTCCCACTCCCTGCCTCTGTCATCACGATACTGTGATGCCATGGTGTCCGACTTATGCCCGAGAAGATGTTGAGCAAACTTATCGCTTATCTGCTTCTCATAGAGTCTTGCAGACAAACTGCGCAACTCGTGAAAGGTAGGCGGATCCCCTTCGAAGGAAAGACCTGATGCTTTTCGTGCGCGCATAAAATACCTTGATACTGTGCCGGATGAAAGCGGTTCGCGACGAGTAGATGCAATTATGGTTTCTCCGCCAAGAATCTCTTTGCATTTATCAAGTGTTTCCTTCATTGATATTCCGAGAGCATCAACATGCAATGCTGTTGGGATGGCAATTTTTACGCCTGTTTTGCTTTGCTCGACATAAAGATATCCATCTACGATATCAGACCACTTCATTTCGCATAAATCACCAACTCGTTGCCCGGTAACAACAGCCAGTTCCATTGCAAGTCTGAGCCAACATGGTGATGATTCTGCTGCTTGATAAATTTTCAGGTATTCGTCAGCCGTAAGTCTTGATCTCCTTACCTCTGATTTTGCTGCGCGAGTGGCAGCGACAGGGTTTGTTGTTATATGGCCTTCAGCTATTGCCTCTCGGAATGCATCGCTCAGTGTTGATCTGATTAACTTGGCTGACGCCGCCTTGCCCTCGTCTATGTATCCATTGAGCATTGCCGCAATTTCTTTTGTGGTGATGTCTTCAAGTGGAGCATCAGGCAGACCCCTCCTTATTGCTTTAATTTTGCTCATGTAATTTATGAGTGTCTTCTGCTTGATTCCTCTGCTGGCCAGGATTTTTTCGTAGCGATCAAGCCATGAATGTAACGTAACGGAATTATCACTGTTGATTCTCGCTGTCAGAGGCTTGTGTTTGTGTCCTGAAAATAACTCAATGTTGGCCTGTATGGCTTCAGTGATTGCGATTCGCCTGTCTCTGCCTAATCCAAACTCTTTACCCGTCCTTGGGTCCCTGTAGCAGTAATATCCATTGTTTCTTATATAAAGGTTAGGGGGTAAATCCCGGCGCTCATGACTTCGCCTTCTTCCCATTTCTGATCCTCTTCAAAAGGCTACCTGTTACTGGTCGATTTAAGTCAACCTTTACCGCTGATTCGTGGAACAGATACTCTCTTCCATCCTTAACCGGAGGAGGGAATATCCTGCACTCGCGTACCCATCGACGAACTGTTTCAAGGCTTCTTGGGCGTCGCTGGCGTGCGTTCCACTCCTGAAGTGTCAAGTACATCGCAAAGTCTCCGCAATTACACGCAAGAAAAAACCGCCATCAGGCGGCTTGGTGTTCTTTCAGTTCTTCAATTCGAATATTGGTTACGTCTGCATGTGCTATCTGCGCCCACAGCATCCAGTGGTCATAGCAGTCGCTGATGTTCTCGGCTTCGATAACTCTGTTGAATGGTTCTCCATTCCATTCACCTGTGACTCGGAAGTGCATTTATCATCTCCATAAAACAAAACCCGCCGTAGCGAGTTCAGATAAAAGAAATCCTCGTCAGTGCGAGGATGCTGTTCATTGCTGCTATACACTTTTTTGCTCTCAACGTAAGCGGTAGCCCATTCTGTTGGGTTGGTGCAGTTGCTTTTAGGAAATGCTATTTACCCCTTAAATTTCGGCTGAAAGAGCTAAAATCCATGCAAAAAATTTACGCAATTTTGTGTATTATTGTGCAGTAAGTAATGAGCTATTTTCTGCGCAAAAAATGGATGGTAAATTTGTCCGGGTCAGGAAAAATTTTATGGGCGCTAAACATGAAAAAAGATTCGTATCCTTATTTGATTTGCATGACAGTTTCAGGGCTGATCTTTATTTTCCTTTTCTTCTGGTGGCGGGCAGATATCTACAGGGTCACGTTTCTTAATCAGAGTATATCCCACTATTACATTCTGTTTAGCATGGGAATAGCTTTTCTGTTATCTCTGTTTTGGGTTAAGAAGGGGATAGTAAAACAAAGAGGCTGGAAGAGTCTGTCAGCATACCTTAAGGTTTATGCAGGGATGTGCATATTTGCTGGATTTTTTCTGATTATACCCCTTACGACACTAACTTATTTTTTGCCTGGAGAGACATCGTCTTATGTTGCACCGTATCGGTATACTTCCGGTAGTTCAAAAAGTTGTTCTGGAGCTGAGGTGGATGACCCCGATCTACATGAGAATATTCGCATTTGCTATCCGTATGGCAATTATGAGTACGATAATATTATCTATGTTGAAAAGAAAATTAATATATTAGGTGCGGTAGTGACATATGCACAGACCGCGCGTGATGATACTGAATGATATAGTATATAGCGGGCAAGTTTTAGTTAATTTATCGAGGTAATATAATTTACCTCGACTCGTTTGTTCTGGTATTAATATTTCGCTTTACGACCGATTTTTATCTGATGATATCATGCGGTTTTCATATACTGACTTACTGTCTTTTCTCCGTTAGCGATTTTCTCCTGCTCAGCGATGATTTTATCTTTGGCTTCTAGTTAATTTCGCTCACTTCGAACCTCTCTGTTTACTGATAAGCTCCAGATCCTCCTGGCAACTTGCACAAGTCCGACAACCCTGAACGACCAGGCGTCTTCGTTCATCTATCGGATCGCCACACTCACAACAATGAGTGGCAGATATAGCCTGGTGGTTCAGGCGGCGCATTTTTATTGCTGTGTTGCGCTGTAATTCTTCAATTTCTGATGCTGAATCAATGATGTCTGCCATCTTCTATTAATCCCTGAATTGTTGGTTAATACGCTTGAGGGTGAATGCGAATAATAAAAAAGGAGCCTGTAGCTCCCTGATGATTTTGCTTTTCATGTTCATCGTTCCTTAAAGACGCCGTTTAACATGCCGATTGCCAGGCTTAAATGAGTCGGTGTGAATCCCATCAGCGTTACCGTTTCGCGGTGCTTCTTCAGTACGCTACGGCAAATGTCATCGACGTTTTTATCCGGAAACTGCTGTCTGGCTTTTTTGATTTCAGAATTAGCCTGACGGGCAATGCTGCGAAGGGCGTTTTCCTGCTGAGGTGTCATTGAACAAGTCCCATGTCGGCAAGCATAAGCACACAGAATATGAAGCCCGCTGCCAGAAAAATGCATTCCGTGGTTGTCATACCTGGTCTCTCTCATCTGCTTCTGCTTTCGCCACCATCATTTCCAGCTTTTGTGAAAGGGATGCGGCTAACGTATGAAATTCTTCGTCTGTTTCTACTGGTATTGGCACAAACCTGACTCCATTTTGAGCGAGGCTATGTGCCATCTCGATACTCGTTCTTAACTCAACGGGAGATGCTTTGTGCATACAGCTCCCCGTTTATTATTTATCTCCTCAGCCAGCCGCTGTGCTTTCAGGGGATTTCGGATAACAGAAAGGCCGGGAAATACCCAGCCTCGCTTCGTAACGGAGTAGACGAAAGTGATCGTGCCTACCCGGATATTATCGTGAGGATGCTTCATCGCCATTGCTCCCCAAATACAAAACCAATTTCAGCCAGTGCCACGTCCATTTTTTCGATGAACTCCGGCACCATCTCGTCAAAATTCGCCATGTACTTTTCATTCCGCTCAATCACGACATAATGCAGGCCTTCACGCTTCATACGCGGGTCATAGTTGGCAAAGTACCAGGCATCTTTTCGCGTCACCCACATGCTGTACTGCACCTGGGCCATGTAAGCCGATTTTATGGCCTCGAAACCACCGAGCCGGAACTTCATGAAATCCCGGGAGGTAAACGGGCATTTCAGTTCAAGGCCGTTGCCGTCACTGCATAAACCATCGGGAGAGCAGGCGGTGCGCATACTTTCGTCGCGATAGATGATCGGGGATTCAGTAACATTCACGCCGGAAGTGAATTCAAACAGGGCTCTGGCGTCGTTCTCGTACTGTTTTCCCCAGGCCAGCGCCTTAGCATTAACTTCCGGAGCCACACCGGTGCAAACCTCAGCCAGCAGGGTGTGGAAGTAGGACATTTTCATGTCAGGCCACTTCTTTCCTGAGCGGGGCTTTGCTATCACGTTGTGAACTTCTGAAGCGGTGATGACGCCGAGCCGTAATTTGTGCCATGCATCATCCCCCTGTTCGACAGCTCTCACGTCGATCCCGGTACGCTGCAGGATAATGTCCGGTGTCATGCTGCCACCTTCTGCTCAGTGGCTTTCTGTTTCAGGAATCCAAGAGCTTTCACTGCTTCGGCCTGTGTCAGTTCTGACGATGCGCGAATGTCGCGGCGAAATATCTGGGAACAGAGCGGCAATAAGTCGTCATCCCATGTTTTATCCAGGGCGATCAGCAGAGTGTTAATCTCCTGCATGGTTTCATCGTTAACCGGAGTGATGTCGCGTTCTGGCTGACGTTCTGCAGTGTATGCGGTATTTTCGACAATGCGCTCGGCTTCATCCTTGTCATAGATACCAGCAAATCCGAAGGCCAGACGGGCACACTGAATCATGGCTTTATGCCGTAACATCCGTTTGGGATGCGACTGCCACGGTCCGGTGATTTCTCTGCCTTCGCGGGTTTTGAATGGTTCGCGGCGGCATTCATCCATCCACTCGGTAACGCAGATCGGATGATTACGGTCCTTGCGGTAAATCCGGCATGTACAGGATTCATTGTCCTGCTCAAAGTCCATGCCATCAAACTGCTGGTTTTCATTGATGATGCGGGACCAGCCATCAACGCCCACCACCGGAACGATGCCGTTCTGCTTATCAGGGAAGGCGTAAATTTCTTTCGTCCACGGATTAAGGCCGTACTGGTTGGCGACGATCAACAATGCGATGAACTGCGCATCGCTGGCATCACCTTTAAATGCCGTCTGGCGAAGAGTGGTGATCAGTTCCTGTGGGTCGACAGAATCCATGCCGACACGTTCAGCCAGCTTCCCTGCCAGCGTTGCGAGTGCTGTACTCATCCGTTTTATACCTCTGAATCAATATCAACCTGGTGGCGGGCAATAGTTTCAACCATGTACCGTATGTGTTCTGCCATGCGTTCCTGAAACTCAACATCGTCATCAAACGCACGGGTAATGGCTTTTTTGCTGGCCCCGTGGCGTTGCAAATGATCGATGCATAGCGATTCAAACAGGTGCTGGGGCAGGCCTTTTTCCATGTCGTCTGCCAGTTCTGCCTCTTTCTCTTCACGGGCGATCTGCTGGTAGTGACGCGCCCAGCTCTGAGCCTCAAGACGATCCTGAATGTAATAAGCGTTCATGGCTGAACTCCTGAAAATGGCTGTGAAAATATCGACCGCGAAATGCCAGGCTGATTAGGAAAACAGGAAAGGGGGGTTAGTGATTCAGGCCGTTACCGCGTCCGTCGAGAAAAACTTCCACGAGCAAATCACGGGTATAAGTGCGCTCGATGCCGCGATGCAGATAAAGCCGTCCGCGTAAATTAGCTGATGCAGTCCAGGTACCATCTTTGTGTTTGACCAGCATTCCTGGCATGACCGCACCTCGATTAACGGTCTGCGTTCCGTAATGTTGATGAACCATAAAAACTCCTGCCCGTAAGCTGGGCTGCTGAACATATAAAGACTTCTGCGCGTATTCAGGCGGTGGATGGCCGCCGGTTGTCATAACTAAGCCGCCTCGTTGAAGCGACTAAGGTATGAAATGTTGAGTTAATTTCAGCTGGTCACACCGACGTTCACGCGTCCGTTTCACCCCTCGCACTCCCCGAAGCCTGCTGAAATTCAAACTGCGGATCTAAGCGGTCATCGCAACGGTGAATCAGGTAGTTGCCGTATCGTTGTGTTGTTGCGATGAACTTATTTAAAACTATAGTTGTTTTATCGTCAACAACAAAAGTTGTTTTATTGGTTGTTTTAGATATAACTGGTTGTATTTAGGATGGATTTATTTTGTGACTTGAATCGCATAGCGATAACTGAAGCGAGGTTATGGTGGTTTTTTAACGGTGTGTGTGATGAGGGGAGGGCAAAAGAAAACCCGGCACGGTGACCGGGATTCTTACGCCGTTAGGTAAAGATATTATTGCGGTGGCTTAATATTACTACCTAGAGCAAAGATAGGAATTAGTTCTTTACTGAATGAGCACAATGCCCAGTTGATAATTTTTAATTGGTACTACCCATGCTTCCTATATGTCTGCGGCATGCTCCCAATAACCTTACCGAAGATGAACACCCGGTTCATCTCGTCTTTCTCGATCGGGTCCCACGGTGAGTAGCTTTTGTTATCAGAGATGACCAGCAGCTTATTCTTCATCATTTGCAGGCGCTTTACATGGGCTGTGTCGTCGTACAGAAACGCATAGATACCATCACCGTCGAAAGATTTAACTGTGATATCAACGAACAGCAGATCACCTGGTTCGATCGTTCCTGACATGCTGTCACCACGCACGTTAATGATGCGGATATTTTCCGCCTTCCTACCATCGAACATGTGACGAGCATCGTCAAACGAGTACTCAACCGAGCGTAGAACTTCTACAAACTCACGGTTGATGACTCCCGGCCCAGCACTGACTTCTATATCAAGAACGTCAATCTTGAAGTATTTGGAATGGCTGACAGTTGATTGTATTGGTTGCACTGTACTGTCTGACATATTTCCAACGCCAGAAGATAACCATTCTGCGCGCACACCCAAAGCGTTCGCGATCTCCACGATTTTAGTTGTTTGATTAGCTTTCCCTGTTTCGATTTTCTGAATAGCAGCCTGGCTAACCCCGACCAAATCCCCAAGCGCCTTTTGTGTAAGGCCTCGCGCTAATCTGGCTTCTTTAAGTCTTTCTGAGAGTGTTGTTTTCATAGTCCAAATGTACAACCAAGGTTTTATTCCATCAAACGAAAATGGTTGTTGACTAAAAACAACCATAGTTTTAATCTTGATTCAAATTAACCACGGAGGTTGTTATGAACCCAGCTATCAAAACAGCGATCAATATCGTTGGTTCACAAAAGAAACTGGGCGCTGCTTGCGAAGTTTCACAGCAGGCCGTCTATAAGTGGCTTCACAACAAAGCAAAGGTATCCCCTGAACATGTCGGCAGCATTGTTACGGCTACTGGTGGAGTAGTGAAGGCATACCAGATTCGCCCGGATCTTCCGAAGTTGTTTCCACACACCGAAAAGAACGCAGCTTAAATTTCCATTTCACGCTCTTTAACAATAAGCAATCAACTTAACAGTCAATTCAAACTAAAGGAGTCAATTATGCAACCACTTACATACCAACAGACTAGCGGATTTAGCCCGACTGCGGTGATAAATCGTTCTCAAACAAAACAGGTGCCAGGCCACGAAAAAATCCGTGATGCCGTCCGCGCCTGGTCGGCTGTAGATAATCAGGATGTCGTTGCCACACTCATTGTGAATGAGTATCGGGAGCAGGGCGGCGGCACCATCGATTTCCCTGATGATGTCAGCCGTGCACGCCAGAAGCTGTTCCGCTTCCTCGATAACAAATTCGATTCTGAAAAATACCGAAATAATGTGCGTGAACTGACCCCGGCAATTCTGGCGGTACTACCGCTGGAATATCGCGGTTACCTGGTTGAGCAGGATAGCTTCATGGCTAGGTTGGCTGAAATGGAAAAGGAACTCAGTGAGGCAAAACAGGCTGTCATTCTCAACGCACCACGCCACCAGAAACTGAAGGAAATTAGTGAAGGTATTGTGTCGATGTTTCGTGTGGACCCAGATCTGGCTGGTCCATTGATGGCGATGGTTACTACCATGCTGGGGGCGATATGACAGGTTCAGAAATGGCGAAAGCCGGTCTGCTGGAACAGAACCGACTTTCAGGTGCAAATCGTAACACACTCATTGCGGGAGGAATTATGGCAAACACTGCTGAGATATTCAATTTTCCAGTGCCGGATGCGGCACAAAAGGAGCCGCGCGTGGCAGATCTCGATGATGGTTATACGCGCATTGCAAATGAGTTGCTGGAAGCTGTGATGCTGGCCGGATTAACACAGCACCAGCTTCTGGTCTTCCTGGCTGTCATGCGCAAAACATATGGCTTTAATAAAAAACTGGATTGGGTGAGCAACGAGCAACTTTCCGAGTTGACCGGGATATTGCCGCACAAGTGTTCTGCTGCAAAAAGTGTTCTGGTAAAGCGTGGGATTTTTATTCAGAGTGGGCGGAATATCGGCATTAATAATGTGGTCAGTGAATGGTCAACATTACCCGAATCAGGTAAGAAAAATAAAGTTTACCTGAAAGAGGTAAATTTACCTGAATCAGGTAAGAAAAGTTTACCCAAATCAGGTAAAGGCGTTTACCCGAATCAGGTAAACACAAAAGACAAACTAACAAAAGACAATATAAAACCTTTTTCGTCCGAGAATTCTGGCGAATCCTCTGACCAGCCAGAAAACGACTTTCCTTTGGAGAAACTGGATGCTGCAATTCAGAGCGGCAGCAAGTGGGGGACAGCAGAAGACCTGACCGCCGCAGAGTGGATGTTTAACATGGTGAAGACCATCGCGCCCTCAGCCAGAAAACCGAATTTTGCAGGGTGGGCTAACGATATCCGCCTGATGCGTGAACGTGACGGACGTAACCACCGCGACATGTGCGTGCTGTTCCGCTGGGCATGCCAGGACAACTTCTGGTCCGGTAACGTGCTGAGTCCGGCCAAACTCCGCGACAAGTGGACCCAACTCGAAATCAACCGTAACAAGCAACAGGCTGGCGTGACAACCGGAAAATCAAAACTCGACCTGACAAACACTGACTGGATTTACGGGGTGGATTTATGAAAAACATCGCCGCACAGATGGTTAACTTTGACCGTGAGCAGATGCGCCGGATCGCCAACAACATGCCGGAACAGTACGACGAAAAGCCGCAGGTACAGCAGGTAGCGCAGATCATCAACGGTGTGTTCAGCCAGTTACTGGCAACTTTCCCGGCGAGCCTGGCTAACCGTGACCAGAATGAACTGAACGAAATCCGCCGCCAGTGGGTTCTGGCTTTCTGGGAAAACGGGATCACCACAATGGAACAGGTTAACGCTGGAATGCGCGTAGCCCGTCGGCAGAATCGACCATTCCTGCCATCACCCGGGCAGTTTGTCGCCTGGTGCCGGGAAGAAGCATCCGTTACCGCCGGGCTGCCAAACGCCAGCGAGCTGGTTGATATGGTTTACGAGTATTGCCGGAAGCGCGGGCTGTATCCGGATGCAGAGTCTTATCCGTGGAAATCAAACGCGCACTACTGGCTGGTTACCAACCTGTATCAGAACATGCGGGCCAATGCGTTGACTGACGCGGAATTACGGCGCAAGGCTGCCGATGAACTGTCCTGTATGACCGCACGAATTAACCGTGGTGAGGCTATACCTGAACCAGTAAAACAACTTCCTGTCATGGGCGGTAGACCTCTAAATCGTGCACAGGCTCTGGCGAAGATCGCAGAAATCAAAGCTAAGTTTGGGCTGAAAGGAGCAAGGGTATGACGGGCAAAGAGGCAATTATTCATTACCTGGGGACTCATAAGAAATTCTGTGCGCAGGACGTTGCCGCGGTAACAGGCGCAACGGTAACCAGCATAAATCAGGCTGCGGCTAAAATGGCGCGGGCAGGAATCCTGGTCGTTGATGGTAAGGTCTGGCGAACGGTGTATTATCGGTTCGCTACCAGAGAAGAATGGGAAGGAAAGGTGAGCACGAATTTGATTTTTAAGGAGTGTCGCCAGAGTGCCGCGATGAAACGGGTATTGAGGGTATATAAAAGAACATCAATGGGTACACAATGATGAAACAGGTGAGTTGAGTTCAAACTGTAGTACAATTCTCTCCAGTTTGAACAGGAAAGAATATGCTATGAATCCTTATATTTATCTTGGTGGTGCAATACTTGCAGAGGTCATTGGTACAACCTTAATGAAGTTTTCAGAAGGTTTTACACGGTTATGGCCATCTGTTGGTACAATTATTTGTTATTGTGCATCATTCTGGTTATTAGCTCAGACGCTGGCTTATATTCCTACAGGGATTGCTTATGCTATCTGGTCAGGAGTCGGTATTGTCCTGATTAGCTTACTATCATGGGGATTTTTCGGCCAACGGTTGGACCTGCCAGCCATTATAGGCATGATGTTGATTTGTGCCGGTGTGTTGGTTATTAATTTATTGTCACGAAGCACACCACATTAAAAATAATTTGTTTTTAAACGACTAAAATATGGAGGCTCGTATATTTATATGGGCCTCGTTTTATGCTTTTTGTTAATGTCTTTAGTTTTTATTCATTCTTTTGTGCTTTCAAGATTATGGTGTAAGAAAATTGCAATACGATTATTGTTGTATATTCAAGATAATGTGACCTTAATTGTCTTTTTAAATAAAAATTAAACAAAAATCATATCTCACCACTAAGGTTTATAAAAGCATACTTTAGCAGGTGTCACCATGAAAAAAGCCATAGCATATATGCGATTTTCATCACCAGGTCAGATGTCTGGTGATTCATTAAACCGCCAGAGAAGGCTTATTACTGAATGGCTAAAGGTAAATAGTGATTATTACCTTGATACCGTAACGTATGAAGATCTGGGGTTAAGCGCATTCAATGGAAAGCATGCACAATCAGGAGCTTTTTCGGAATTTTTAGATGCTATAGAACATGGTTATATATTGCCAGGGACTACATTGTTAGTTGAAAGTCTGGACAGACTTTCAAGAGAAAAAGTCGGTGAAGCGATTGAGCGTCTGAAATTGATTTTGAATCACGGTATTGATGTTATAACTCTTTGCGATAATACAGTCTATAATATTGACTCATTGAATGAGCCATATTCATTAATAAAAGCCATACTTATAGCACAAAGGGCAAATGAAGAAAGCGAGATAAAGTCAAGTCGGGTTAAATTATCATGGAAGAAAAAACGGCAGGATGCACTGGAGTCAGGCACGATTATGACGGCGTCTTGTCCGAGATGGCTCTCATTGGATGACAAAAGAACGGCTTTTGTTCCAGACCCCGACAGGGTGAAAACTATTGAGCTAATTTTTAAACTCAGGATGGAAAGGCGCTCATTGAATGCAATAGCCAAGTATTTAAATGATCATGCTGTAAAGAATTTCTCAGGAAAAGAAAGTGCATGGGGACCTTCTGTAATTGAAAAATTATTAGCGAATAAAGCTCTGATAGGTATATGCGTACCTTCATATCGTGCAAGAGGTAAAGGAATAAGTGAAATCGCTGGCTATTATCCCAGAGTCATATCAGATGATTTGTTTTACGCTGTGCAGGAAATTCGGTTGGCACCTTTTGGTATTAGCAATAGTAGCAAAAATCCTATGTTGATAAATCTACTTCGAACAGTTATGAAGTGCGAGGCTTGTGGTAATACCATGATTGTTCATGCGGTATCTGGAAGTTTGCATGGCTATTATGTTTGTCCGATGAGAAGACTGCATCGATGTGACAGGCCATCAATAAAGAGAGATTTGGTTGATTATAATATCATTAATGAGTTGCTTTTTAATTGTAGTAAAATCCAACCAGTTGAAAACAAGAAAGATGCTAATGAAACTTTAGAGTTGAAAATTATTGAGCTCCAGATGAAAATTAATAATTTAATTGCTGCATTATCTGTTGCGCCTGAAGTTACCGCTATAGCAGAAAAAATCAGAGTATTAGATAAGGAATTACGAAGGGCTTCTGTATCATTAAAAACTTTGAAGAGTAAAGCGGTGAGTTCACTTGGTGATTTTCATGCTATTGACTTAACCAGTAAAAATGGGCGAGAGCTATGTCGTACACTTGCCTATAAAACATTCGAAAAAATCATAATCAATACAGATAATAAAACCTGTGATATCTATTTTATGAATGGCATTGTTTTTAAACACTATCCTTTAATGAAAACAATATCTGCCCAGCAGGCGATAAGTACTCTCAAATATATGGTTGATGGTGAGGTTTATTTTTGAGTAATAATCACTTTTTCAACCGTGCTATAGTAAGAAAGTTAGGTAAGTACAATAAAATTATCTATCCTGAACGAAGCGTCCTGAGCTATGGTTTTACTATAGGGACTGCCAATGGATGCTGGCGTTCTCGTTCTAGCAGTTCAACAATCCCCAATCACAAAACAATTCACTGATAACGAACTTTGCACACTCGCCTGGTTATGGCGAGCAGGGAATGTGATGTTAATTACCTACCAGAACGTTACTCCTCTTCTTCAGGTTGCGGAGCATCGTGAAGCTGGTCGCTTCACTTCTATCGAGCAAGAATATCCCCAGATACTCAACAGAGCGCGAGCAATCCTCGTCCGAGAAACGGCACATGTAAAACTTCAGCCGTGGCAGGATGATAAGTGGAGTCGAGTATTGCCGCATTTACCTCAGAATCTGTTTCAATAAAGGCGCTAGTTAGTAAGGCTTCCGTCATTCTGCGATGACGGAAGTGCGGGCTGCGTACGGGAGAGCAATTGCATGAATAATATAAATATTCCGCTCACTCCATATAGCGATTTCTGATACAAACTTATCTATTGTGGTAAAATTATAGAAACAAACTTATAGCGTACTAACCATATGGACAATATTAATAAACACGGGCTCTCAAGAAGAATACCTGAGACAATAAAACGTCAGATAAGGCAAAGGTGCGGCTTTGGCTGTGTAATTTGTGGATTTGGATTTTATGATTATGAGCATTTTAAACCTGACTTCGTTGATGCCAAAGTACATGATCCGAATGGAATGACACTTCTTTGCTCCCAATGCAATCAAAAAAGAGCTCGTGGTAGACTTTCAGCACAGACAGTGGAAATAGCTGACAGAAATCCCAAGTGCTTACAGGCTGGTTTTGCAAATGAAATGTTTGATTTTCATAATGAGCCTATAACAGTAAAATTTGCAGGAGTGACGTTTCATAACTGTCAAAATTTGATTGTAGTCAACGAACAACCCATTCTTTCTGTGAAACCTTCACCCATACCACATGGACCGATGCTTTTATCAGGAATTTTCTGTAATTCTATTGGTAAGGAGACTTTACTGATAGATGAAAATGAATGGAAAGCTAAATCAGACAATTGGGATGTGGAGTGTACCGGCCCGCGTATAACAATACGACGTGGGCCAGGAGAGTTTGCCCTCGTTCTAAAAATGGAACCTCCAACAGGATTGATTGTTGAGCGTCTTGATATGTTGTATGAAGGGGTCAGGATGAAAGGAGATAAAGATCTGCTGGAAGTTTCGATTAATGGAGGTCCCTTGCACAGATGGCAATCATGCTCAATGTCAAATTGCCATACAGGGCTTGCGATTCAGGGCGGTATTAGAGCTGCTAATGATCCTTTGTATTGCGCCTAAATCCACTAAATTGATTTTCAACAATCAACTTGCCATAATTAAGTCACCGGAGTTTGAACTCCTCCGGTGACTTCTGCGCTAAACGGGGACGTTTATGCGCACATACAATCCAACCTCTCTTCTCCATTCACAGATGCAGAAATGCACCTGCGATATTTTGCATCCAGCGTTTGATCTCTGCGGAGGTGAAGCGTGAACCTCCCACAAGATGGTATCAAATTGCATCGCGGTAACTTCACCGCTATCGGTCGGCAGATCCAGCCTTATCTGGAGGACGGCAAATGCTTTCGCATGGTGCTTAAACCGTGGCGCGAGAGACGCAGTCTTTCCCAGAATGCACTCAGCCACATGTGGTACAGCGAAATCAGTGAATACCTCATCAGCAAGGGTAAAACGTTCGCCACTCCAGCTTGGGTAAAAGATGCTCTCAAACACACATATCTCGGTTATGAAACCAAAGACCTGGTTGATGTCGTAACCGGTGATATCACCACTATCCAGTCGTTACGCCATACCTCCGATCTTGATACCGGAGAGATGTATGTCTTCCTGTGTAAGGTTGAAGCCTGGGCGATGAATATTGGCTGCCACCTGACTATTCCGCAGAGCTGCGAGTTCCAGCAGCTCCGCGACAAACAGGAGGCGTAATGGCTACACCGCTTATTCGTGTCATGAACGGACACATCTACAGAGTACCAAATCGTCGTAAGCGTAAACCGGAGCTGAAGCCTTCCGAAATACCAACACTGCTCGGATATACCGCCAGCCTGGTTGATAAAAAATGGTTGCGACTGGCAGCAAGGAGGAATCATGGCTGATTTGAGAAAAGCAGCGCGTAGTCGGGAATGCCAGGTAAGAATCCCTGGCGTATGTAATGGCAACCCTGAAACGTCTGTACTGGCACATATCCGGCTGACTGGATTGTGCGGCACCGGTACCAAACCGCCAGACCTGATTGCCACCATTGCATGTTCTGCCTGCCACGACGAAATCGACCGCCGCACACATTTTGTCGATGCTGCATATGCAAAAGAATGCGCGCTGGAAGGTATGGCGAGAACACAGGTTATCTGGCTGAAAGAGGGGGTTATTAAGGCGTGAATACCTACAGCATCACATTACCCTGGCCTCCGAGCAATAATCGCTATTACCGCCATAATCGCGGGCGCACGCACGTCAGCGCAGAGGGGCAGGCATACCGCGATAACGTCGCCCGAATCATTAAAAACGCAATGCTGGATATCGGCCTGGCTATGCCTGTGAAAATCCGCATTGAGTGCCACATGCCGGATCGCCGTCGCCGTGACCTGGATAATCTGCAAAAAGCCGCTTTTGACGCACTCACTAAAGCAGGTTTCTGGCTGGATGATGCTCAGGTCGTTGATTACCGCGTTGTGAAGATGCCGGTTGTCAAAGGTGGAAAGCTGGAACTGACCATCACTGAACTGGGAGATGAATGATGTTTGAGTTTTATATGGCAGAACTTCTTCGCCACCGCTGGATGCGCCTGCGCTTATATCGTTTCCCCGGTTCTGTTTTGACCGATTACCGAATACTGAAGAATTACGCCAAAACACTGACAGGAGCAGGAGTATGAAGTCAGAGATAACAATCAACTAATACTGTTTTGTTGATTTTTGCTTGTAATTGGCGTTCTGGTCTGATTTTTGTGGAGTAAGTTGATGCGTGATATTCAGATGGTTCTTGAGCGTTGGGGAGCGTGGGCGGCTAATAATCATGAAGATGTGACCTGGTCGTCCATTGCCGCCGGTTTTAAGGGATTAATTACTTCAAAAGTAAAATCTCGCCCGCAATGTTGTGACGATGACGCGATGATTATTTGCGGGTGCATGGCCCGTCTGAAAAAGAACAACAGCGATTTGCACGATTTATTAGTAGATTATTATGTAGTCGGTATGACATTCATGTCACTGGCAGGTAAGCATTGCTGCTCTGATGGTTATATCGGGAAAAGGTTACAGAAGGCTGAGGGCATAATTGAAGGGATGTTAATGGCATTAGATATCCGGTTAGAGATGGATATCGTTGTTAATAACTCTAATTAATATGCCAATTGTTTACTAAAAATTATTAAAAATGGGGCGTTGAGACGCCCCCAAAAATAAAGGGTAATATATAACAGAAGGTTTATATAGTTAGAAGCAAGGTTGTGCTCCTAAAGGAAGTGGCTTGAGGGAGCCACTTATATGTTGGGGAGGCAAAGCCTCCCGCAACATATCTTTTAGTAATCAAATTAGAACTGGTAAACCATACCTACAGCAACGATATCATCGGTAGCAACGCCAGATGCTTTCGTGAAATCGCTCTTATCAATCAGGTTGATTTTGTAATCAACAAAAGTGGACATATTTTTGTTGAAGTAATAGGTTGCACCTACATCAATATATTCAACCAGGTCCTGATCACCCCACGCACCCAAGTCTTTTCCTTTAGATTGCAGGTAAGCAACGGACGGACGCAGACCGAAGTCGAACTGATATTGTGCAACTACTTCGAAGTTTTGTGCTTTGTTGGCAATATGGTTATTACCAAAAACAGTCATGTTCTGGGTTTCAGAATAGGTGGTAGCCAGATAGATGTTGTTCGCATCATATTTCAGACCAGCTGCCCATACTTCAGCATTTTGACCAGATGCATTCAGGCTGTTGTTACCGTAGATAACCTGATTATTAGTGCGGTCAGATTTAGCATAGGTTGCACCTACACCGAATCCTTCATACTCATAAGTAGTGGAGAAACCGAAACCATCACCATTAGCTTCAGTTACGTCAGTGCGGTCATTTTTACCCTGATACTGAGCAGCAAAGTTCAGACCATCAACCAGACCAAAGAAGTCATTGTTACGATAAGTTGCAACACCTGTGGTGCGACCAGTCATGAATACATCTGTTTGGGTCCAGGTATCGCCACCGAATTCTGGCAGAACGTCGGTCCATGCACCAATATCGTATGCTACACCGTAGTTACGGCCATAATCGATGGAGCCGTAGTCACCGAATTTCAGGCCAGCGAAGGCAAGACGGGTTTTATCTTTGGAGGAACCTTGAGATTCAGCGCGGTTGCCTTTGAATTCATATTCCCACTGACCGAAACCAGTCAGTTGATCGTTGATTTGGGTTTCACCTTTGAAGCCAAGACGGGCATAAGTAGTATCACCATCATCTGCATCATTAGAGGAGAAGTAGTGCTTAGCATTAACTTTCCCGTACAGATCCAGCTTGTTACTGTCTTTATTATAAATTTCAGCTGCCTGAGCAGACATCGCCATCAGTACTGATGCAGCTACAGCAGAAATTGCCACTGTTAATTTTTTCATCGTGAGCCCTTTTTTTGAACTATTATTAAAAAATGATGTCACTGCGCGATAAATATTCATCTAATCAATGTGATTATTTCAAGATGTAAGTTTTGGTTTCTCATTTGATTTGTGAAGTAGATCTCTATTTTTATCTGAACTTTTTCTATCGAATCCTATTCATGGCTCTTGGCTGAATAAAAATAAATCTATTAGCCAATTTATATTAATGGCTGTTATTTATAAGTGCTCTATAATTTGAAGGTTCAATTTAAACCAGCTAAAAATAACGCTGGAAATTATTTGTTGGTTATTTGTTGAGATTTGCTTATGTATTTGTAGTGGTGTTTTCAATACTCGGTAGCATTCTCGCAAATATCATTTAGTGGTTTACGTACGTAAAAAATTGGTTATGCTGTTAAGAGTGGTTACTTCGTCACACAGCTTAAACCCGCCGTCGAGCGGGTTTTTCCATTTTTTGGGTCTCGATATTAGCTGATAACCCAATACCTGAGTTATTCACTGACTCCGAGTCTGTTACGTTTCGTAGTATTCCCTCAATTTACACCCGCTTTGTCTGCGAGGTGGGGTTATGAAATCCATGGATAAGTTAACAACGGGTGTCGCCTATGGCACCTCAGCAGGTAGTGCCGGGTACTGGTTTTTACAGCTGCTAGATAAAGTCACGCCCTCACAGTGGGCGGCAATTGGAGTGCTGGGTAGCTTGGTATTTGGCCTGCTGACGTACCTGACAAACCTTTATTTCAAGATTAAAGAAGATAAGCGCAAGGCTGCGAGAGGTGAATAATGCCTCCATCATTACGAAAAGCCGTTGCTGCTGCTATTGGTGGCGGAGCAATTGCTATAGCATCAGTGTTAATCACTGGCCCAAGTGGTAACGATGGTCTGGAAGGTGTCAGCTACATACCATACAAAGATATCGTTGGCGTATGGACTGTATGTCACGGGCATACAGGAAAAGACATCATTCCCGGTAAAACGTATACCGAAGCAGAATGCAAAGCCCTCCTGAATAAAGACCTTGCCATGGTAGCCAGACAAATTAACCCGTACATCAAAGTCGATATACCGGAAACAACGCGCGGCGCTCTTTACTCGTTCGTCTATAACGTGGGCGCAGGCAATTTCAGAACATCTACTCTTCTTCGCAAAATAAACCAGGGCGATATCAAGGGCGCATGTGACCAGCTACGTCGCTGGGCATACGCTGGCGGTAAGCAATGGAAAGGCCTGATGACTCGTCGTGAGATTGAGCGTGAGGTCTGTTTGTGGGGGCAACAATGAGCAGGGTAACCGCGATTATCTCCGCTCTGGTTATCTGCATCATCGTCTGCCTGTCATGGGCTGTTAATCATTACCGTGATAACGCAATCGCCTACAAAGAGCAGCGCGATAACAAGGCCAGTGAACTGGAGAAGGCGAACGCTACCATCGCTGACATGCGGAAGCGTCAACGTGATGTAGCAGAACTCGACGCAAGATACACAAAGGAGCTTGCTGATGCTAACGCGACTATCGAAAGTCTCCGTGCTGATGTTTCTGCTGGGCGTAAGCGCCTGCAAGTCGCCGCCACCTGTGCAAAGTCTACGACCGGAGCCAGCGGCATGGGCGATGGAGAAAGCCCAGGACTTACAGCAGATGCTGAACTCAATTATTACCGTCTCCGAAGTGGAATCGACAAGATAACCGCGCAGGTTAACTACCTGCAGGAATACATCAGGACGCAATGCCTGAAATAATTTTTTTGCAAATCACAAAGTCCATTTAATGAGCCTCGCGATGCGGGGCTTTTTGCAATAAATGCGTACCGCAACGCATGTTTTTTACACCGAACCTGCCCCTTTGGAATGGGCCTTTGAGGATACCAGTTAGTGCTGGCGAGCCTCGGTGGGCTGGTTTCCTGTGCGGCAAAGGTTCATTTCAAAGAGTAGGTACACGCTATGAAATCATTAACCCTCTTCAATCAACCAATTCGTATCGGTGAAGATGGCATGATCTGCCTCACTGATATGTGGAAAGCCAGTGGTAAAAGTGAATCTGAATCACCTTACCACTACCTGCGAAACAAGCAGACCAAAGAGTTCTTAGCCGAGCTGGAGAAAAACCACGAATCTGTGGTTTTTACTGAGCGCGGTGTACACGGTGGAACATATGGCGGGAAGTTTGTTGCTTACGATTATGCGGCTTGGTTAAACCCCGGGTTCAAGTACGCGGCCTATAAAGTCCTCGATGACTACTTCACCGGAGAACTTCAGCATCGCAACAGCTTAAGTGCGCAGCTCAACATGAAATGTCATGAGTTTGACCAGAAGAAAGACATGGCGAGCTTCTGCGGACAAGGGCTGGCAGCATGGCGCTATACGAAGCCAGTGTTGGTCGCTGAGATTAACTCCCTGGCTAACCAGCTGCAGATTACGATCCCCGGGCTTCCGGGATGAGTGATCGTGTTATTGAATGCGCCTCCAGAGCGGGGCGCGACTTCTCAGAGTTCATGAAAGGCGAGAAGGGCATGATGGAAGCATTGGCCTCGGTGGATGAGTTTGGCGAGCAGCTGCGCCTCAACGGCTGTGTCAATCATCACTTTGTTAGCTACATGATGCGGAACTCGATCATGCAGGCATTCATGGACATGGCAAAAGCCGAGAGGAAAGAAGAGCGCCGGCGTAAGCGAGCGGAAGCAAAAGCGAAGTAGCCATTACAAAGCCTATCTACGGGTGGGCTTGATAATGGCTTATACCCTACACGGGATAACTTAACTGATATCCCTTTTAAAGGATAAAGGTATTCAAGCCTGACACATCATGCGCTGTATCGTCGCCGTATTCCCGTATTAACAGAGACCGTAGCCCGACGGGGAACTCCTTCTGCGCGAGTGTGTGGGAATAATCAAAAACGATGCACACCGGGGTTACCGGGTACACATATTTCATCATGCCAGCGAGTCCGGTTCTGGCACGGAAGAAACCGGACGTTATGATTTAGTGCGGAAATATTTGTGTAGTGTTCTGAATGTTCTCAGTAAAGAGTAATGAATTATCAAAGGTATAGTAATACCTTTTGTTTTCGTGGATATTTGTAATCCATCTGAAAACCCCTGCTGTAGCAAGATTTTTCCTGTATTCGTAAAATGATAACTCTCCTGATTTGAATCCTTTTAAGGTGGCTTCTATAAGGCATTTATTTTTTGAAAATCTTACATTTACAACCTTACCCTGTCCTTTTATTAAAACCGTATTATCGTTTTCAAGAACAAGATGAATATTCTCTGTGGCTAAATAGTAAATGTAATGTGAGACATTGTGACGTTTTAGTTCAGAATAAAACCAGTGATAGTTTAAATTATTTCTCACTTTATCGAATATTTGTTTAAAAATGGCAACCTGAGCCATTGTAGTACCTTCCATGTGATATGAGGGGCGTAGTCTGCACGATTATCTAAATTGCTTCAATCTGGTCTGATCTGTTTTCTGAGCAATTCAGTAATGTCACTCTTTTCTTTGTTTGCTTCAGGAGAAACTCTTTTTTCTGAGCACAGTCTCCGGCGGCAGGCTTCAATGACCCAGGCTGAGAAATTCCCGGACCCTTTTTGATCAAGAGCGATGTTAATTTGTTCAATCATTTGGTTAGGAAAGCGGATGTTGCGGGTTGTTGTTCTGCGGGTTCTGTTCTTCGTTGACATGAGGTTGTCCCGTATTCAGTGTCGCTGATTTGTATTGTCTGAAGTTGTTTTTACGTTAAGTTGATGCAGATCAATTAATATGATACCTGCGTCATAATTGATTATTTGACGTGGTTTGATGGCGTAGATGCACGTTGTGACATGCAGATGATAATTATTATCATTTTGCGGGTCCTTTCCGGCGATCCGACAGGTTACGGGGCGGCGACCTCGCGGGTTTTCGCTATTTATGAAAATTTTCCGGTTTAAGGCGTTTCCGTTCTTCTTCGTCATAACTTAATGTTTTTATTTAAAATACCCTCTGAAAAGAAAGGAAGCGACAGGTGCTGAAAGCGAGCTTTTTGGCCTCTGTCGTTTCCTTTCTCTGTTTTTGTCCGTGGAATGAACAATGGAAGTCAACAAAAAGCAGCTGGCTGACATTTTCGGTGCGAGTATCCGTACCATTCAGAACTGGCAGGAACAGGGAATGCCCGTTCTGCGAGGCGGTGGCAAGGGTAATGAGGTGCTTTATGACTCTGCCGCCGTCATAAAATGGTATGCCGAAAGGGATGCTGAAATTGAGAACGAAAAGCTGCGCCGGGAGGTTGAAGAACTGCGGCAGGCCAGCGAGGCAGATCTCCAGCCAGGAACTATTGAGTACGAACGCCATCGACTTACGCGTGCGCAGGCCGACGCACAGGAACTGAAGAATGCCAGAGACTCCGCTGAAGTGGTGGAAACCGCATTCTGTACTTTCGTGTTGTCGCGGATCGCAGGTGAAATTGCCAGTATTCTCGACGGGCTCCCCCTGTCGGTGCAGCGGCGTTTTCCGGAACTGGAAAACCGACATGTTGATTTCCTGAAACGGGATATTATCAAAGCCATGAACAAAGCAGCCGCGCTGGATGAACTGATACCGGGGTTGCTGAGTGAATATATCGAACAGTCAGGTTAACAGGCTGCGGCATTTTGTCCGCGCCGGGCTTCGCTCACTGTTCAGGCCGGAGCCACAGACCGCCGTTGAATGGGCGGATGCTAATTACTATCTCCCGAAAGAATCCGCATACCAGGAAGGGCGCTGGGAAACACTGCCCTTTCAGCGGGCCATCATGAATGCGATGGGCAGCGACTACATCCGTGAGGTGAATGTGGTGAAGTCTGCCCGTATCGGTTATTCCAAAATGCTGCTGGGTGTTTATGCCTACTTTATAGAGCATAAGCAGCGCAACACCCTTATCTGGTTGCCGACGGATGGTGATGCCGAGAACTTTATGAAAACCCACGTTGAGCCGACCATCCGCGATATTCCGTCGCTGCTGGCGCTGGCTCCGTGGTATGGCAAAAAGCACCGGGATAACACGCTCACTATGAAGCGTTTTTCCAATGGTCGTGGCTTCTGGTGCCTGGGCGGTAAAGCGGCAAAAAACTACCGTGAAAAGTCAGTGGATGTGGCGGGTTATGATGAACTTGCTGCCTTTGATGAGGATATTGAACAGGAAGGCTCTCCGACGTTCCTGGGTGACAAGCGTATTGAAGGCTCGGTCTGGCCAAAGTCCATCCGTGGCTCCACGCCAAAAGTGAGAGGCACCTGTCAGATTGAGCGTGCAGCCAGTGAATCCCCGCATTTTATGCGTTTTCATGTTGCCTGCCCGCATTGCGGGGAGGAGCAGTATCTTAAATTTGGCGACAAAGAGACGCCGTTTGGCCTCAAATGGACGCCGGATGACCCCTCCAGCGTGTTTTATCTCTGCGAGCATAATGCCTGCGTCATCCGCCAGCAGGAGCTGGACTTTACTGATGCCCGTTATATCTGCGAAAAGACCGGGATCTGGACCCGTGATGGCATTCTCTGGTTTTCGTCATCCGGTGAAGAGATTGAGCCACCTGACAGTGTGACCTTTCACATCTGGACAGCGTACAGCCCGTTCACCACCTGGGTGCAGATTGTCAAAGACTGGATGAAAACGAAAGGGGATACGGGAAAACGTAAAACCTTCGTAAACACCACGCTCGGTGAGACGTGGGAGGCGAAAATTGGCGAACGTCCGGATGCTGAAGTGATGGCAGAGCGGAAAGAGCATTATTCAGCGCCCGTTCCTGACCGTGTGGCTTACCTGACCGCCGGTATCGACTCCCAGCTGGACCGCTACGAAATGCGCGTATGGGGATGGGGGCCGGGTGAGGAAAGCTGGCTGATTGACCGGCAGATTATTATGGGCCGCCACGACGATGAACAGACGCTGCTGCGTGTGGATGAGGCCATCAATAAAACCTATACCCGCCGGAATGGTGCAGAAATGTCGATATCCCGTATCTGCTGGGATACTGGCGGGATTGACCCGACCATTGTGTATGAACGCTCGAAAAAACATGGGCTGTTCCGGGTGATCCCCATTAAAGGGGCATCCGTCTACGGAAAGCCGGTGGCCAGCATGCCACGTAAGCGAAACAAAAACGGGGTTTACCTTACCGAAATCGGTACGGATACCGCGAAAGAGCAGATTTATAACCGCTTCACACTGACGCCGGAAGGGGATGAACCGCTTCCCGGTGCCGTTCACTTCCCGAATAACCCGGATATTTTTGATCTGACCGAAGCGCAGCAGCTGACTGCTGAAGAGCAGGTCGAAAAATGGGTGGATGGCAGGAAAAAAATACTGTGGGACAGCAAAAAGCGACGCAATGAGGCGCTCGACTGCTTCGTTTATGCGCTGGCGGCGCTGCGCATCAGTATTTCCCGCTGGCAGCTGGATCTCAGTGCACTGCTGGCGAGCCTGCAGGAAGAGGATGGTGCAGCAACCAACAAGAAAACACTGGCAGATTACGCCCGTGCCTTATCCGGAGAGGATGAATGACGCGACAGGAAGAACTTGCCGCTGCCCGTGCGGCACTGCATGACCTGATGACAGGAAAACGGGTGGCAACGGTACAGAAAGACGGACGGAGAGTGGAGTTTACGGCCACTTCCGTGTCTGACCTGAAAAAATACATTGCAGAGCTGGAAGTGCAGACCGGCATGACACAGCGACGCAGGGGACCTGCAGGATTTTATGTATGAAAACGCCCACCATTCCCACCCTTCTGGGGCCGGACGGCATGACATCGCTGCGTGAATATGCCGGTTATCATGGCGGTGGCAGCGGATTTGGTGGGCAGTTGCGGGCGTGGAATCCACCGAGTGAAAGTGTGGATGCAGCCCTGCTGCCCAACTTTACCCGTGGCAATGCCCGCGCAGACGATCTGGTGCGCAATAACGGCTATGCCGCCAACGCCATCCAGCTGCATCAGGATCATATCGTCGGGTCTTTTTTCCGGCTCAGTCATCGCCCAAGCTGGCGCTATCTGGGCATCGGGGAGGAAGAAGCCCGTGCCTTTTCCCGCGAGGTTGAAGCGGCATGGAAAGAGTTTGCCGAGGATGACTGCTGCTGCATTGACGTTGAGCGAAAACGCACGTTTACCATGATGATTCGGGAAGGTGTGGCCATGCACGCCTTTAACGGTGAACTGTTCGTTCAGGCCACCTGGGATACCAGTTCGTCGCGGCTGTTCCGGACACAGTTCCGGATGGTCAGCCCGAAGCGCATCAGCAACCCGAACAATACCGGCGACAGCCGGAACTGCCGTGCCGGTGTGCAGATTAATGACAGCGGCGCGGCGCTGGGATATTACGTCAGCGAGGACGGGTATCCTGGCTGGATGCCGCAGAAATGGACATGGATACCCCGTGAGTTACCCGGCGGGCGCGCCTCGTTCATTCACGTTTTTGAACCCGTGGAGGACGGGCAGACCCGCGGTGCAAATGTGTTTTACAGCGTGATGGAGCAGATGAAGATGCTCGACACGCTGCAGAACACGCAGCTGCAGAGCGCCATTGTGAAGGCGATGTATGCCGCCACCATTGAGAGTGAGCTGGATACGCAGTCAGCGATGGATTTTATTCTGGGCGCGAACAGTCAGGAGCAGCGGGAAAGGCTGACTGGCTGGATTGGTGAAATTGCCGCGTATTACGCCGCAGCACCGGTCCGGCTGGGAGGCGCAAAAGTGCCGCACCTGATGCCGGGGGACTCACTGAACCTGCAGACGGCTCAGGACACGGATAACGGCTACTCCGTGTTTGAGCAGTCACTGTTGCGGTATATTGCTGCCGGGCTGGGTGTCTCGTATGAGCAGCTTTCCCGGAATTACGCCCAGATGAGCTACTCCACGGCACGGGCCAGTGCGAACGAGTCGTGGGCGTACTTTATGGGGCGGCGAAAATTCGTCGCATCCCGTCAGGCGAGCCAGATGTTTCTGTGCTGGCTGGAAGAGGCCATCGTTCGCCGCGTGGTGACGTTACCTTCAAAAGCGCGCTTCAGTTTTCAGGAAGCCCGCAGTGCCTGGGGGAACTGCGACTGGATAGGCTCCGGTCGTATGGCCATCGATGGTCTGAAAGAAGTTCAGGAAGCGGTGATGCTGATAGAAGCCGGACTGAGCACCTACGAGAAAGAGTGCGCGAAACGCGGTGACGACTATCAGGAAATTTTTGCCCAGCAGGTCCGTGAAACGATGGAGCGCCGCGCAGCCGGTCTTAAACCGCCCGCCTGGGCGGCTGCGGCATTTGAATCCGGACTGCGACAATCAACAGAGGAGGAGAAGAGTGACAGCAGAGCTGCGTAATCTCCCGCATATTGCCAGTATGGCCTTTAATGAGCCGCTGATGCTTGAACCCGCCTATGCGCGGGTTTTCTTTTGTGCGCTTGCAGGCCAGCTTGGGATCAGCCGCCTGGCGGATGCGGTGTCCGGCGACAGCCTGACTGCCGGAGAGGCACCCGCGGCGCTGGCGTTATCCGTTGATGATGACGGACCACGACAGGCCCGCAGTTATCAGGTCATGAACGGCATCGCCGTGCTGCCGGTGTCCGGCACGCTGGTCAGCCGGACGCGGGCGCTGCAGCCGTATTCGGGGATGACCGGTTACAACGGCATTATCGCCCGTCTGCAACAGGCTGCCAGCGATCCGATTGTGGACGGCATTCTGCTGGATATGGACACACCGGGCGGGATGGTGGCGGGAGCATTTGACTGTGCTGACATCATCGCCCGTGTGCGAGACATAAAACCGGTATGGGCGCTGGCCAACGACATGAACTGCAGTGCAGGTCAGCTGCTTGCCAGCGCCGCCTCCCGGCGTCTGGTCACGCAGACCGCCCGGACAGGCTCCATCGGCGTCATGATGGCTCACAGTAATTACGGTGCTGCGCTGGAGAAACAGGGCGTGGAAATCACGCTGATTTACAGCGGCAGCCATAAGGTGGATGGCAACCCCTACAGCCATCTACCGGATGATGTCCGGGAAACACTGCAGTCCCGGATGGATGCAACCCGCCGGATGTTTGCACAGAAGGTGTCGGCATATACCGGCCTGTCCGTGCAGGCTGTGCTGGATACCGAGGCTGCAGTGTACAGCGGTCAGGAGGCCATTGATGCCGGACTGGCTGATGAACTTGTGAACAGTACCGATGCGATCACCGTCATGCGTGATGCACTGGATGCACGTAAATCCCGTCTCTCAGGAGGGCGAATGACCAAAGAGACTCAATCAACAACTGTTTCAGCCACTGCTTCGCAGGCTGACGTTACTGGCGTGGTGCAAGCGACGGAGGGCGAGAACGCCAGCGCTGCGCAGCCGGACGTGAACGCGCAGATCACCGCAGCGGTTGCGGCAGAAAACAGTCGCATTATGGGGATCCTCAACTGTGAGGAGGCTCACGGACGCGAAGAACAGGCATGCGTGCTGGCCGAAACCCCCGGTATGACCGTGGAAACGGCCCGCCGTATTCTGGCCGCAGCACCACAGAGTGCACAGGCGCGCAGTGACACTGCGCTGGATCGTCTGATGCAGGGGGCACCGGCACCGCTGGCTGCAGGTAACCCGGCATCTGATGCCGTTAACGATTTGCTGAACACACCAGTGTAAGGGATGTTTATGACGAGCAAAGAAACCTTTACCCATTACCAGCCGCTGGGCAACAGTGACCCGGCTCATACCGCAACCGCGCCCGGCGGGTTGAGTGCGAAAGCGCCTGCAATGACCCCGCTGATGCTGGACACCTCCACCCGTAAGCTGGTTGCGTGGGATGGCACCACCGACGGTGCTGCCGTTGGCATTCTTGCAGTTGCTGCTGACCAGACCAGCACCACACTGACGTTCTACAAGTCCGGCACGTTCCGTTATGAGGATGTGCTCTGGCCGGAGGCTGCCAGCGACGAGACGAAAAAACGGACCGCGTTTGCCGGAACGGCAATCAGCATCGTTTAACCTGACCCTTCATCACTAAAGGCCGCCTGTGCGGCTTTTTTTACGGGATTTTTTTATGTCGATGTACACAACCGCCCAGCTGCTGGCGGCAAATGAGCAGAAATTTAAGTTTGATCCGCTGTTTCTGCGTCTCTTTTTCCGTGAGAGCTATCCCTTCACCACGGAGAAAGTCTATCTCTCACAAATTCCTGGACTGGTAAACATGGCGCTGTACGTTTCGCCAATTGTTTCCGGTGAGGTTATCCGTTCCCGTGGCGGCTCCACCTCTGAATTTACGCCGGGTTATGTCAAGCCGAAGCATGAGGTGAATCCGCAGATGACCCTGCGTCGCCTGCCGGATGAAGATCCGCAGAATCTGGCGGACCCGGCTTCCGGCTTACCGCCGCCGTCGCATCATCCTGCAGAACATGCGTGACGAAGAGCTGGCCATTGCTCAGGTCGAAGAGATGCAGGCAGTTTCTGCCGTGCTCAAGGGCAAATACACCATGACCGGTGAAGCCTTCGATCCGGTTGAGGTGGATATGGGCCGCAGTGCGGCGAACAACATCACGCAGTCCGGCGGCACGGAGTGGAGCAAGCGTGACAAGTCCACGTATGACCCGACCGACGATATCGAAGCCTACGCGCTGAACGCCAGCGGCGTGGTGAATATCATCGTGTTTGATCCGAAAGGCTGGGCGCTGTTCCGTTCCTTCAAAGCCGTCAAGGAGAAGCTGGATACCCGTCGCGGCTCTAATTCCGAGCTGGAGACAGCGGTAAAAGACCTGGGCGAAGCGGTGTCCTATAAGGGGATGTATGGCGATACGGCGATCGTCGTGTATTCCGGACAGTACGTGGAAAACGACGTCAAAAAGAACTTCCTGCCGGACAACACGATGGTGCTGGGGAACACTCAGGCACGCGGTCTGCGCACCTATGGCTGCATTCAGGATGCGGACGCACAGCGCGAAGGTATTAACGCCTCTGCCCGCTACCCGAAAAACTGGGTGACCACCGGCGATCCGGCGCGTGAGTTCACCATGATTCAGTCAGCACCGCTGATGCTGCTGGCTGACCCTGATGCGTTCGTGTCCGTACAACTGGCGTAATCATGGCCCTTCGGGGCCATTTTCTCTCTGTGGAGGAGTCTATGACGAAAGATGAACTGATTGCCCGTCTTCAGGTGCTGGGTGAGCAACTGAACCGTGATGTCAGCCTGACGGGGACGAAAGAAGAACTGGTGCTCCGTGTGGCAGAGCTGGAAGAGGAGCTTGATGACACGGATGACGCTGCCGGTCAGGACACATCTGTCAGCCCGGAAAATGCGCTGACCGGACATGAAAATGAGGTGGTATCAGCGCAGCCGGATACCGTGATTGATACGGCTGCTCTGGTCACGGTCGTGGCACTGGTGACGCTGCATTGTAGTGGCACACTAAATTTGGCCACCTGATGAAAGGTGATATTCTCACCACAACACAAAATAGGTGACTTAATGAACAAGAAAACCAAACGAACCTTCACCCCTGAGTTCAGGCTGGAATGTGCACAGCTGATTGTTGATAAGGGCTACTCATATCGACAGGCCAGTGAAGCGATGAATGTCGGTTCA